ATGCTTAATATTACCCTCCTGAATGACCGCAAGCACTTCCGTTGCTGTAGTCTTCTTCGAATCGGGTAAACCCATCTGACTGTTGCCTATTGATGTAACACGCTCCCAAAAAGACATCCATACTTCAATGTACTGAAACATCTGGCTCGGATTAATGTTGAATCTTGGAAAATACACGCCGTTTTGAATGTCATCAACCCGTAAACCAAACCCAGGCTTTAACTTCGTGTCCTTCCCCTTTATGCCCAGTTTGTCAGTGTATAAAAACCACGGGATCATTACAATTTCAGCTATATTAATGGACATGTTAAATGTCTTGCTGGCTCCTTCCTGAATGGCTGCTATCTTAGCATGTAATGGCTCGCCGTAACTTTTTCCCTGCCTTCTAAACATGGCAATACGCTTTACAAGGTGCTGATTTTTAAAGTTAATCTCTCTTAATGGTATCAGACGTATCAAAACCTTGCTGCCTAAAGCAATCTGAGCAATAAGCCTTTCTTCCCGCCATGAGTCTATATCTTCCTCGTCCTGGTCTTCTTCCTGATAAATATACCGCACAGAACATTCAATACACTCTATAACTTCCCTGGTAGATACTGCAACATCAGATATTTTCTGGTCCTGGGATTGCGCATTTTTAGATAAATTGCCTTCACCCTTATCTTTAAGAAGCCATTTCCCTATATTGCGATATCCACGCTTTTTTCCCTGATCTTCAAGCAGTTCTCCATAAGTGGGATAAACCTTACGCAGTACAGGCGCTTTTTCCCAGTCGTCAATATCATCAGGAATATAAATGTCCTCGAACGGTATAAGGTCCACACGCACGCCCTCAAAGACTGTTTCTGTCCTGTCAACCAATATCGGCCCGTTTGGCCCTACCCAAACGCCACCTACGTTCTGGAGTTCTTTCTTGTCCAACTCAAGGGCTATAAGAGCATTCTGTTCATTCTTCGGTAAATCATCTTTAACAAACATAAATTCTTTTTTAGTCTCATCATCGAGATCATACCGGGGCATAGGATAAACAGTCCCCTCTTTAAGCGCTTTTTCTACAATACTGATACCTAACTGCTCAACTTCAACGACATCTTCGAGTTCTTGATTAAACCAGGTTTCAGCTATTTTAGTCTTTTCATCCTGTTCCTGATCGTTTTCCATTTCAAACCTGAGATATGGCTGTTTCCCTATTAAACCGGATGCCAACCGGGGCGCAAGATTGTCGTTTGATATAGTCGTTAACGGTAGTTCAATATTACTTGCACCAGGCCAGGGGTCTTCTGTCGGTTTCTTAACCTGATCGTATGCAAGCAACGAATTCTTTATCTTGGTTATCGTCTGTTTCCGATAAGCAGACTCATCTATTTTTTTATATAGTTTCAGACAGTGATCTACAAGATGCTGCCATTTACCGTTCTTTTCTTTATGATCTATTTCCATCTATTTACTTTCTTTGTATATCGGCTTACCGTTCTTTTCTGTTTTATAATATACGCTCAAGAACTCAGGAAACTGCATAATCTTATCGTAAGAACTTATCTTTGCCTTGATAGCGCCTTCAGTCGATTTATCTATTTTCCATTTCCCGTTTTTTAATACTAACAGTACAACTTCTTTTCTGTATATTTTCCACGCTCGTTTAATAACACTAATCGAATAGGTATTTTCAACTATGTTAATTTGCGCTTTTTTTCTTTTTGGCATATTCATCAATTACATACTTAAACAGCTTAAATATTATATAGTCTTTGGTTATGGGTTTATATTTATGTTCGTGAGGTATCCCCTTTAAACACAACTCGCAATCTGGAATATGAGGGCCATAATCACCATGACCATTGCAAATAGTGGGTTCTGGAAATGGGCCATATTTCTCTTTTATTTCTGCATCTGTCATCATTTCTTTTTTCCAAACCTCCTTGCCTTTTTCGGTTTTTCAACAGGCTTTTTCGCTACTTCATCTTGCTGAAATATGTAATCACCCGTCTTAAATTCAACTACCGTCGTCCATTTACGATCTACGTCAAACCCAGCTGCTATTAACAGTTTGTTCAACTCCTCAAGCCCTTTAGGCGCCGGATATGGACGTATCTTGGTGTCAAATTCGGCTTCTGTCATTTTTAGTTTAATCATTTTGTCTCCTTTACATCTTGCATTCAAAAATAAGCCGTCATCTCTGATAGCAATAGCATTTTCTACGTTTAGTAACATCTTGGAGAAATTGGATGAAGCGCTTGATTCTTGTATCATGCAACAAGTACCTCCCGGTACTCTCCGCTTTCCTTCCTGCCTTCACGATGCCGGAAGTTCGCAAAACCCTTGAACGAATCGGACTCATTTCTTAGTTCTTGAAATCTCTTAGGTAATAATGTCATCATCTGCGATGCCATACCTGCCGTGTCAACTCTGTCGTCCTTACACCCCGTTTCAGCATTGTACGATCCGTTCTTTTCAACAAAGGTTCTCATTTCTGATACTGTTTCCAGGCTTCTTATTTGTATATCACCATTTCGTGACATTTCGCCTAAATCATCAACCATACGGGGCTTAGTTGCTTTGGTTGTCAGCCAACCAGCTTCACCCGGCCTGCTTTCATACATGGGATAATTTATTTTTGATAAGTCTTTGACTACTGTGTAGCCGTGGTTCATTAGCTCAACACACGCAGGGGCAATATAAAACATCCTGCCAATTAACCACACTACATTAGCAATCAACCCGTAGTCTATATGACCATGCCACTGTGCAGCCTGTTTTCCCGTTCTGTGGTTCCATACGTCTATGTTGGTCGGGTCTGGTTCTATATTGTCTTTTTCATGATGAGGCTTAATGCCGCCACCAGGGTCAACAGTGATAAAATATGTTTCTCTCTTATCTGGTTTTTCCCACAGGCTGAACTTACCAAACGAGTTGGGCTTGATCTTGCTAAACCCTGCCCGGTCAACCACTTCGCCAACAATAATAGGCTTTTCGCACAAATTTTCTAAATCATCGCACAGTTCCTTACTGTACACATTAGACCCCTTGCTAAGAAATGCCTCTTCAACAGTTGCTGGGTATTCCTGCCTGAACATGCGCTTACGTTCATCACGGCTGCTGCCTGACATCTTATTATCAATTGCCCAATCACGCCAATGTAACTGCTCCCATGACAAACCATACTTTTTCTTAATGTCTAAGGCTTCACGCTTGCGCCATTCTTGTAACTCAGGGGTAAACACTTGCTCATTCATCTTTTTAATGAAGGCTTGTTTCTGCGCTTCGCTGTCAAAAGGCTTCGTATATCGGTCATGCACAAACCATGGAATAAATACCAGTACCCAGTCCGTATCGGGGCTTTTCCATGCGTACGGTATCCCGCCTTGTATATAATAGGGGTGCTGACCTTCTGAGTAAGCGTTAAATACTGTCTTTTGGAAGGTGTTACCAAAACCATTAGCGGTTGACTCTCGGTAGCATTCATGGGGCGCTGGCGGCTCTGGTAGGCATTGGAAGAGACCATCTAAGAGGTCAGAGGCATTATCAGGCCAAAAAGCCTCTTCGGAGCAATGCAGATAATGAATGCCCTGTGACCGGCCTGTTGATACGTTCTTGGCTGTACCAAGCCTGTACTCTGATTTCAGACCCGTGCCTTTCATATTGTCGAACCGTAACAACTTTTCATTGCTCTTTTTTGTGGCAGGCGCTATCGGGTTACGTTCCTGCATAAGTTTTGCCATCTCAAACAGGGTGTTGGTCGATTCTTTTTCATGGGCTACGATAAAGGTTGACCTGTTCTTGTGTAGTGATGTCTTGCTGTAAAAGCGGCCCTGCACATAGGTTGACCCGCCAAAGCGCCTTGACTTTAAAAACACAATACGGACATAGCCAATATCTTTTTTCATCTTTTCGGCTACGGCATGTAATATCTTTTGCCCCTGGTTATACTCAAGCGGTACTATCCGGGCTGTATGGTGGTCACGTATCTTAATACAATCTAAGGCATGCTTCTGGCAGTCTGCCCGGTATTGTTTGACCTTATCTATGATCGATTGTTTTATCTTTGGGGCCATTGTTTACTCTAACGAAACTTTTAATTTATTAATTAGTCTCCCGCCCGTTAGCGACTAGCATTTTTATCAATGATTTCAATGCTCGTTAAAAATTGCATGCGGTTAAACTTTTTACATCATTTATGTAGCTTCCGCACAATAAATACACCTAAAAACCAGGCCCCGCAAAAGATAATCCCACCTATTAGTATATCTAACGATGTCATTATTGCCCACATAAATCACATTTTCCCGTCACTGCTGACCGGGCTGTCGGTGGGCAAGGGCATTTAAAATTATCATCTAAAAGCTCTTGATTGGTGGGTTTTTCCTTTTTAATACCCAGCTTACTTAATAATAAATTCCCGCCTATAGTATTACTCCTACTTAATTCTGATATTAAAACATTTTTAATGTGTTCTAAGTAGCACACATAGTTATTAATATCATCACCAAGCTCTTTATTATACCCTTCAATATGTTTTATAGCTTCCCTGTAAAATCGTTTCATTATTGCCCTACTACGTTATCAATCATCATGTTCCAAATTTCGTTTTCGATAGCTTTATACTGCTCATTATTCCTCATCTATAGCGTTGATTGCATCTTCGATGGTAATTGCCCCGCTAACATCTACCTTTTGCTGCGGCCCAAACTCATCCTTTTTCTTGCGCTCAAGATACCATTTTGCTGTCCCCGGGTCGTTGTCAATTTCTTCTACAACCTTCGTCCGAGCCTTTAAAACCGGCATTTCCTTGAGTTTCTTCTTTCGCTCCAGAAATTCCGGGTGCTCTTTTTGATAATCATATAGTGTCGATGCTGCTATGTCTGCGAATAAACAGGCTTCCAGGTCGGTACAACCAATGGCAAAAGCCTCTTCTAATTTCCCTATTTTATCCTTATTTATCTTCTTTGGTCTCCCTGCTGGCATTTTAAAGCCTTTTATTTGCCCGTATTTGGATTATTTTTGATTGGTTAATGGTATTATATGCCTTGAGATTGTAAACTATTTTCGTGTTATGCAACATTTATGGTAAAATTTTTTATTTTCCTGCATCTTTGAGCATCTTCTTTTTTTGGTGCTGACGTAATACTGCCCGGAATCCGAGCTTTTTCTTTTGCACATATTTTTTCGCCTTAATTGCTTTCCCCTGGTCTCGTGCCTTTAATCTCGCACCTTCGCCGGTGTAGCATTTTCCTGATTCTCCCCACTTATATCCGGCTTTTCCGTTTTTGATGCATGTCATAACTGGCATTATATTGCGCCCTCTGTTTGGTTTTTGATTATTTCCTCAATTTCCTTTTTAGTATAATAATGGTCAGGATCGTTTAAAGTCCCTTCCGGGATTCTAACTATTACTTCAGTCCCGTCTTGCAATACTGCGTTAATATATACCTCTTGATCTGGACACTTACCAGGCGTACAACAAGCCATCATTATTAGTGTCATTAAAATTATAATGTGTTTCATCTTATCACCTAATACACTATTTTTATATAATTGTCAACTGTTTTGATACACTTTTGTCTCATTCTGTTTTTTAGACACTTTTGTATCGGGTTTTATTTGTTGTTATTTTAATTATTTATAACTGTTTTGTCTGTAAAGCCTTGTTATTCGTGGCTTCGG